CTATTTTCCGTTTCCAATTTTGTTGCCAATTTTACCGTTCGCCGATGGGCTGGACGAGAAAAAGTTCCGAAAGCCCTGCGCCATTTTGGCAATATCCTTCTGCGCTACGTGCGTGTAAATTTTGTGCATCGTCTCGTCATCTGCCCACCCGCCGATTTTCATAGCTATCTTTTTCGGCATCTGGAGGTGATAGGCCAGAGACGCGAAGCTGTGCCGCAATCCGTGGTTCCCGACTTTCGGCAGGCCGTTGGCGGAACAAATCTCGTTTATCCTTGTGCATATCCACCCGCCGGTCAGGTTGACGACATAGCCTTCCTTGTCATCAACTGCCTTTAGTGCTTCCATCAGCGGCTCAATAATCGGAACCGTGCGCCGGGAGGAATCGTTTTTATTCTGCTTCTTGTGAACCAGCTTGCCGCCGTCCCCGGCAACTCTTGCCCCGTGGACATATATTATTTCGTTCTTGAAATCGACCTTGTCCCACGTCAGCGCCAGCATCTCAGACCTGCGCAAGCTGGATAATTCCAGCAGGGCGGCAATTTCTATCGATTCCCCTTTTATGGCTTGCAGGAACACCGGTATCTGATCCGGGTCAAGGTACGGCTTTTCGTTGTGTTCCTTTTCCGGCAGGGTCACCCGCGGCCTGCGTCCGGTTTCCTCGAATATCGCCGCGGAAATCAGCATCCACACATTTTTGATGTATTTCGGGGACAGTGATTTTGCTTCCCTGCGGATGGCGGCTTGCCACTGTTCGTCCGTGGTGGTGTACACGTCAGCCGCCATCATGCTTTGGAAGCGCTGCTTGCGGTAGGATTCATACGCATAAATCGTTGACGGCGACTTGAACCCATTCCGGGCGGCTATATATTTATCAAGCGTGTCCCCCAGCGTCTTCCCCCGCTTACCGGGCGCGGCCTTCGCTTCGATAACGCCGTTTTTCAAGGCCAGATATTCGGCCACGCATTCATCGTATGTGTCTTTTGTAATTGATACGCGGCGATCCTCTATCAATACACGTGTGTGCCACGCCCCTGATGGGAGCTGCTTAATTTTTGGGAGCCTGATTTCAGGCTCCTTTTTTCTTTTTGCCATCCCGTTCACCTCCACTTAAAAGCTTGTGGAAAATCAAAAATGCCGTGAGCATAAAAACGGCGGCGATTCCTGCCGCGCCAAATAAAATCACCGCAGAAACCTTTTCGGAGCGAATCAGCCCCATTTCCGGGTTCCGGGCATCCAGCACCATATAGACCATGAGCACCGCCGTCAGCAGAATGTTTAATGCGCACTGCCCGTAAATCAAGGGCTTATTTCCCCTTTGCACGGATGCAAGCGCTTCGCTTTGCTTGCTGATGCGGTCATCTCTGGCCGCGACACCAGCCTCCATAATGCGGCTCCTGTCCAGTAGGCGGTCTATCGCCGCGCCCTTCTCGGCAATTATCTCGTCCTTGTATGCTATCTCCTGCCGGAGCTGGTCTATTTCCGCCTGATCTCCGCTTGGGTGAACACCTGCAACGGAATCCATTGACACGTCCATAGCGGCGCACAGCGCGGCGATATGGAAAAAGCCGGGTTCGATACGGCACCGGAAAGAATCCGGCTTGTGGTGGCGATGGGAACGCCGGACACGTCAGAAAGCTGCTGGTTCGTCAGATGATTCCTGAATTTCTCGTCTTTCAGCCTTTCCGGGAGGGCATCGAAAGCCGGCTGCATTTCCTCGATGAATGTTTGGCCTGTATTTGAATCCATAATTCGCCCTCCTATTAAATTTGATATTGGATTGTGCACATTTGATTGCGGTGGAATCAGATGTGTGGTTTACTTTCTCTGGCTGAAAATGCTATGGTGATATTGCAACCGGCAAGGGACACACGGCGTTACCGGCGGCAAGCCCCGCCACCTTGTGGCACGGGTGGCGGGGCAATCATCACTTGACGGACGTAATTTCCAGAGATTCTTTTTCCGTGGTGATGCCATTGGCAAACTCTGCAAATTGTTCGCCCTGCTCAGAAGCAGAGGCCGTACTCGAAAAACCATACATAATAGTATAAATATATTCGCCGTCATCGAATGTGCCAACTATCCATATCAAGCCGTTAGAATCCGCAAGAAGATCAACCCCAACGGAAGCCCCAAGAATGGTACAGTTTGCTTGATCGGACGCTTTCTCGCCCTCTCCCACCAATCCGGAAACTATTCCGGTATGCTGCATTTTCGGCATGTACTCACGTATGTAATCGAGTGATTCAGATGGCTTGTCGCAAAAAATCCCTACTGCTGCGGTATTTCCCGGATACGTAATTCTCGTTGTATTTTCGTCAACTTCCTCAATTGTCTGGCCTTCGCCAACAGGGAATTTCAGATTCCCAATTGCGATGGAATCTTCGTTTTGCTCCTCAACGGGCGATGTTGTTGCTTCCGTTGCTGCTTCGGTTGGTGCTTCCGTGGCTACCGTTGTAGGCGTAGCCTCCGTGGTCTCTGGCTGCGTCTCAGCCGTGGACGCGCCACAGCCGGACAGCACCAGGCAAAGGCAAAGCAGAAAAGCAATTACTTTTTTCATAGTGGATACCTCTTTCCATAAAATTCTACAGGAAAATAATACCACGCTCAGAAAATAATTTCAACGAAAAGAAAAATATTTGTGCAATTTTTTAATTAGTCCGGTTTATTGGACACATGGCGTGCTATTATGCGCTATGTAAGCAAACAAACGTTTATAAACGCATAATGGAGGAATCAGCCATGAAGCAGAAAATGTTGCAGAATACCGCTGAATGTGGTACAATCAGAAGTGAAAAAGAAGCCGTCCCCGCAGAAGACCTCGACTTAGCTTACATACTGAGCATGTCCGTGGAAGAAAAGCGGGAGCTGCTGGAAATCTGGAAAAGGAAGGTGGAATCAGAGTGAATGCTTGTTGGGACACCCGAGGATGGTATAAACAGGATGATCTTTGTGAAGCGGTTAACCTGTGCCTGAAAGCAATCGAAGAATCCGGGATTTCGGCTGAACGAGCCGCACTAATCCCAGATTGTCTCGCGCAGGCCATCGACTGCGGGAATGATATGATCCTGAGCGGTACAAGGTTTAGGTCGTATCAGATTTCCGCGCAATCAACAGAGGACGGAGGGTTCAGGGTTTCCCCATCTTCGCTACCGCAGACTCAATCGCGGCGGTCGTGACTCCTTGGGCGATTGTTTCAATGATCGAAAGGGAGATGGAGCCGATTCCTTTTATGATCCTCAAAGTTGTTCCCCATAACTTGCTTTCCGTGATCGTGCCAACAAATTCATGACCCTTTGGCGTTACATAATAAATGTGGAGCATTTGGAGACGATTATCCTCGCCATCTGGGAAGAATTTAAAATCCGTTACAATGTAGCCGCTCTCGGAAAGCTGGACAGCGTGGTACATCAATTCCGCAATCGGATATTTTGGAAATGGCTCTAATTTGTGAAGTTCGTAAATATCCAATGTGTGGAATGCAGCTTTTTTCCTGGAATCATCTGCAATGACGTAGCAATTTTTCTCGCAAAAGAGCATAATGTCACGGATGCAATCGGGATTTAATTTCATTTCTTATTCCTCCGGCTCTTGATAAGGCGCGCCATTTCAAGCAGCGCCCGGTGCTCGTCTTCGTCGCCGGTGTTCCATATCTCAAGTAATTCGCCATCTATTTCGGCCTCGGTCTTTTGACCGGGGCCTTTTTTTGTTTCCTCGCCCTTGAGATACTCAACGGTGACGCCGAAATAATCGGCGATTTTTTGTAAGGTCGCTTGCCTCGGAACCGAATTATTAGCCCATCTTGTGACGGAAGACCGCTTAAAACCTAGCTCCTCGGCGACCGCAGACGGGGACTTATTAATTTTGTTGCATAAATCAACATAGCGAAAATAGAACAAAAATAATACCTCCAAATTGTGCAATAGTCCGAAAGTTAACAAACGCAACATTTGCGCTTGACAATGCGAGGTACAAGTGTTACAATAGCAGCAAAGTTAACAAACGCAACAAAACCTCAGGCCCAAGACGAAAAGTCCTGCGTCAAAGCTATTCTGTTCCTCGCAAGTACATAGTAGCACACTTTGTTAACTTTTGCAACCACAAAATGACTGCGGTGGGAAAGAAAAAACGCCTGCGGACAATCGCAGACGCTTTTCCTCCAGATTTTTTACCGAAACACGGCGGCAACCCGGCACGCGCCGAAATTACTTTATCGGCGGCTCCCGGGCAGTTGCGTCAGACCGGGAGAAATGCCGAATCCGTAAATTGTCTTACGGTTCTTAGCCGTGCCAATCACTTACAGCATATCTGGTTGCTGTGCTCCATGCGCATCATGCAGTTGCCTTAGTTCGGAACGCCAGAGCAAAAAGATTGCTTCGCCAATGGCTCCGCATCAAATCACCCCTTTCTGTTGTTACACAGGGAACGCATGAAATTGTAGCACGGTTTCCCACCGCAGTCAACATTTTTAACTAAAAGGAGGAATACAATGCCCGAAAAATGGACGGGGCGGCTCATCGGGCGGATGCACAATGAGCGGATCACCTATGAGCAGCTGGCAAACGAAATGGGCGTGAACAAAGCGTACATTTCCATGATTCTGAATGGGAAGCGGAAGCCGCCCAATATCCAGAAGCGGATGGAGACCGCTTTGGAAGCAATCATCAAGCGGGAGCGAGAGAAGCAATCTCAGAAGAAGGGAGAAATAACATGAGTACCTCCACGATTCTTTCAATAATTGGAATGGCGTTTGCCTGCTATTCGTTGGGGTACAGCGTTCGGGGGCTAGTAGATTGCATTGCTCCCAAGGTAAAGCCCACAGATAAGGAGAGCGAGGGGAAAGACAATGCCTAGAATCCGGCAATATGCCGAACGCTACGCGGCAGAGGATTTCTGGAAGGAAATCGACCGCTGCTGTCCCCTGGCGGGGATTCAGAGCGATAATGCGTCGGCGCTCGGGAAAAGAATTGGCGAGGGGTACCAAAATCTGCTGAACTACCAAAAGGGGAAAACCGAAATGCGGGTAAGCGTCCTTCGGAAGCTGGTGACCACCCTCCACCCCAACCCGGCAGTGATCCTGAAAACACTGGGGTATTCGGAGAAGGAGATACGGGCGTTCGCAAGGGAATGGCAGTGATTTGAAATCTACGGCAGAATGCCGAAATTGAAAGGAGGGGCTAAATAATGCGCAAAGCATTTTTGCTATTGATGCTTGTTTTCGGGTTTATTCTTGGGGCGTGCGCCACTACCGCGGCCAGAGCCGAACAGAATTACCCGATAAAGATTTGGGCGCAGAACTCAAACGGAAAGTACGAGACACTGTGCGTTGTGGATGAAGAAACTGGCGTTAATTACATTGTTATAAGCGGCGAGCTGTACCAAAAAGGGATCGGGCTTGGAGTTACCCCTAGGCTGAATAGTGATGGCAGCTTGTACGTAAGCGAAAAGTAATCCACATTTTATGAAAATTGAAAGGAGTTATTTATGGCGAAATACAAAGTAGGGGATAAGGTGCGGATTGTGAGCAAGAGGCCGCAGCGGTGCTGGAACCCGTATATGGACAAGCATCTGGGAAAGACCATGACGATCATAAAATCCGGAATCAACGCTGAAGGAGTTTGCTATTGCATGGAGGAGGATCGCGACGATTTTCTTGGGCATTGGTGCTGGTACGAAGACATGATCGCTGGTCTTGCAGAGCCTGGGCGGGAACCCTGCACCGTGGAACTCCGCTTTGACGGGGTGATTACCACGGCTACGCTGAAACGTGGCGGGCGGGACGTGAAGACCGCAGAAGTCCGGTGCAATCCGAAGGATACCTACAGCAGAGCGGAGGGCGCAAGGGCCGCCGTTGAGAGGCTGTTTGAGAAGAAGTGCAAGGAGGACAAGCCAACGGAGAGCAAGCCGAAGATGTGGGACAAGTTCGTTGTCACGGAAAAGGACGGCAAGTATGGTCATTGCTTCAATACCGGTGAAATCGTTACGTTGATAAAGGTCTTAAGGAACGGAAATCTCAGGTTTGTTAATGAAGCGGGCATTGTTCAACTGCTTTCCCCGAGAGAGGTTCGCCCCTACAAGGAGAAATCCAAATGATGCCGAACGAGGTTGCCCAGCTTCGCACCATGGCGGAGATGAACCGCCGCTTGCGCCGGGAAAATGAGCATCTGCGGGAATCCCTTTTGCTGGAATCGAAGGAAAGCAAGGCGTTTGACGACGAGAACGCGGAGCTTTTCGACGTAGTCCACCGAAATCATGAGGTCAGGGGGTGAGGATATGGCAAGCAGGAATAAACCCATGGATGCCCGGTGGGAGCCGGTGCCGGAGAACCGGAAGCCGTTTAATATCAAGGAATGTGTTTTCCGTGTTCTCCCCTATGCGGGGCTGAATCTGGTGCTTTTCTGGTGGCAGCAGGCCGATTTGCTGGCAGACACGGCGGCAGTCCCCGCAATGTGGGTGTGCGCTATCCTGATGGGTGCCGGTATCGGGCGTTGCATCAGAGGGCGATAAAAAGCCGCCCCCGATGTTACAGCACCGGGGACGGCAAGACACAGAGATAACGGACATAGTCACATTTACAGTATATCAAATGGAGAAAGGAAAGTCAATGGACGTTTTTGACAGCATGGAGCCGTGGCGACAGGCTGAACAGTTGGCGGCGGATGCCGACTTTCGGGAATCGGTACTCCCGAAGTGTGCCAGGTGCGGATACCCCATCACAGACAGCAAACTGGTATATATCCCGGCGCATGATGAGTTCTACTGCCTGGATTGCATCGATTCCATGACGGAGTTCAACGAGGAAGCGGAGGTGGAGGAATAATGGAGGACGGAATCATCATCAGCGAATCGGAAAGATTCGAGGATACCTACATTAGGCCGTACAATCGAGTCAATGTTCCGGCTGTCAGTTTCTCGAATGGTAAGAGGCGCGTTGCCTACATTAACGCTCTTGCTACAAAGTTTTGGAACGGCGAAAACACTGTTGGGATAAAAGTAAGCAAGAACTACGTCGTTTTTATTCCGCAAAAAATTGGTAGAACATTAAAAATAAACAAAGTTGGTGGGGGCTTTTATATCAGCACAGGTAGCTTAGGCGGAATTGTTCCCCCCGGGGCAAAATACCGGGCATATCCGTACAAGGGCGGTATCGCTATAAAACGGTTTGAGCCGTTGCAGGAGGATGAAGAATGATACGGAAAATCCCAACCGCGACCATGAGCAAAGAGGAATGGACAGCGCTGCGCTCTACCACCATTGGTGGTTCGGATGCCGCCGCCATTCTGGGTCTGAACCCCTACAAGTCACCGTATGCCCTGTGGGCGGAGAAAACCGGTAAGGTCATCCCGGAGGATATTTCCCAGAAAGAGGCGGTACGCCTTGGCACGGACTTGGAGGAATACGTAGCAAAGCGGTTTACCGAAGCTACCGGGAAAAAGGTGCGCCGGGAGAACTACACCGTATTCCGGGACGATATGCCCTACGCGCACGCCAACTACGACCGGCTGGTCATTGGGGAACGGGCAGGATTAGAGATCAAGACCACCAATGCCCTGCACCTGAGCAAATTCAAGAACGGCGAGTTCCCGGCTACTTACTACGCACAGTGCTGCCATTACTTGCTTGTGTCAGGCCTTGACCGCTGGTATCTGGCGGTTCTGGTTCTGGGCATTGACTTCAAGGTGTTCGTCATCGAGCGGGACGAAGCAGAGCTGGAAGCCCTGAAAGAGGCGGAGGAAAGCTTCTGGGAGAACGTTCAGAGCGAAACGCCCCCGGCCATTGATGGCATGGATTCCACAGTGGATGCCCTAAACGCTGCATTCCCTGTCAGTGACCCGGATGCAGATGCTGTAGACCTGACCGGATGCGCCGCAGACCTTGCGATTCTTGACGAATGCTCCCGGCAAATCAAGGAACTGGAAGAAAAGAAAAAGGCGGCAAAAGCAAGGGTTATGGAGACCTTGGGAACCGCCGAAAAGGGATTTTACGGCGGGTATTCCGTCAGCTGGAAGAGCCAGAAGCAGTCCACTTTTGACAGGAAGAAGTGGGAGAAAGAACACGGGGCAATCCCGGAAGAATACTTCAAAGTTTCGGAATGTAGACCGTTTAAGTTTAACAAAACGAAGGAGGAAAATTAAAAAATGGCAAATATCATTCAGAACGCCGCTAATGTGGCGAAAAAGCCCGCAAAGAAAGAACAGTCAACATCGTTTATGGTAAACGGGATGGAGGTTACGCTTACCCCCAATATTGTGCGGGATTATCTCGTTTCTGGGAATAAAGACAAGGTTTCGCTTCAGGAAATTGCAATGTTCATCAACATGTGTAAGTTCTCTGGACTGAACCCATGGTTGAAAGAGGCCTACTGCATCAAGTATGGCAATGAACCCGCAACAATGGTTGTCGGCGTTGACGCATACATGAAGCGCGCAGACGAAAACCCCCAGTACGATGGTATGGAGTCCGGGATTATCCTGCTTGACGAGGAAACCGGAGAAACCATCCGGGCACAGGGTACGTTCTATCTTCCCGGCGAGAAAATCGTTGGTGGATGGGCCAGCGTCTATAGAAAAGACCGTGCGCACCCAACGCATATCGAGGTCCCGTTTGACGAATACGCCGGCAAAAAGGCAGACGGTACGCTCAACAGCCAGTGGTCCAAAAAGCCAGCGACGATGATTCGCAAAGTTGCGAAATGTCAGGCGTTGAGAGAAGCTTTTCCGAATTCTTACAAGGGATTGGCAGTTGCAGAGGAATTCGGAATTGTAGAATCCGATATTGTGAATAAGGCGGATGAATACCCCGAAGGCCTTTCACAGAATGCAGAGCCAGCCAGCCAGCCTGTTCCTGTGGATTCTGCAACCGGAGAAGTCATAGGCACCCCGGAGGTCACCTGGTGTACTCCGTACACGGACAGGACGGCACAACCCTGATGCAGTCCGCAATGGACTTCCGATACCCGCCGGAGACGGAATTATCGCTTCTCAACTCCGGCCATGTGCTCAAACTAAATGGGAAGCGAATCACAAAAAAGGAGGTACAGCAACGTGTTGAACTCAATCAGCGTCATGGGCCGTCTCACCCGTGACCCCGAACTCCGGCGCACCGGCTCCGGAAAGCCTGTCACCAGTTTCGCACTGGCCTGTGACCGGGATTTTAAGAACTCCCAGACGGGTGAGAAGGAAGTGGATTTTCTGGACTGCGTTGCCTGGGGTTCCACCGCTGAAACCGTGGAAAGGTATTTCCGCAAGGGTCAGATGGCTATGGTAACAGGCAGACTGCAAATCCGGCAGTATACAGACAAGAACGGCCAGAAGCGCCGTTATGCGGAGATTCTTGTGAGCAGTGTCTATTTCTGCGGTAGCAAGGAAAGCGGCACTCATACCAGCTCTGGGGCTGACAGCGGATACAGCACACCGGCGTATCAGGCTGCCGCCCCTGCGGCGAATTTCGCGGAGTTGGAAGGAGAGGACGCGCAATTGCCGTTCTAGGCCGAAAAAATCAATCTTTTCTGCCAAATATTGACAGTACACATTCAGAAAGGAAAGATAAACAATGGAAAAAATCTCTTTGCAGAAAATGGTAGGCGGTGCGCTTCAGGAACAGTTTGAAAAATCGTTCCTGCGGGTTGTGGAGAATCTTTCTGACCCGAACACCCCGTTCAAGGATTGTCGGAAAATCTGCATCGAACTGAAGTTCGTCCAGAACGAAGCCAGGGATGATGTATCCTGTGCAATCAAGGTTTCCGAAAAGCTGGCGGCACAAGCCCCTATGCAGACCGCTTTCATGATCGGGAAGAACCTGAAAACCGGCCAGGTATTCGCAGAGGAATATGGGCGGCATAACCGTCTTCCCGGTCAGATGCAGATTGACGCAGAACCGGAAATCCCGTGTGACCCCGAAACCGGCGAGGTCATTGAACCGATTCCGGCAACCGTTATCGATATGCGCAAGGCTATGAAAGCCTAAATAAGAAAGGATGGCAAAACATGATTAAAGAAGCATTGCAGTACATTGTGAGCCTGTCTGCCCCCGTTGTCCAGGAAATCGGCAACGAAACCTATTCCGATAAGCCGCTGCACCGGGTGGATTATACGCCCCTTGCGGAGCCTATCCAGCTTTCCACCCTGGAAAGCCTGGTGGACTATATCAAGTCCAACGTGGACAACATTGGGCCGACTTGGGGGGATTCCATGTTTATCCACGTTCTAAGCCCCACGAAAGTCAAAATGTATACCACATTGAACAACAACCGGGAGCGGGAATATATTGCGGAAGTCACGGCAAATGTGCCGGAATTTGGTTTCAATCGCTGGATTGACCATGAATCCTTCTGTATTGCCCTTCAGTCCAAGTTCCTGCCCAACGAAGATCGGGGACTGCTGCTCAAGTTCGCCGGCACCGTGGAAAGCGGCACGATTGCCGAATATGGGGATGATGGCATTACCCAGAAAGCCACGGTGAAGGTTGGCATTGCCAAGAAGGGTGAAGCGGTCATTCCGAACCCTGTTACGCTGGTTGCCTACCGTACCTTCATTGAGGTGGAGCAGCCGGAAAGCCTGTACATTTTCCGTATGCAGGACAGAAACGGCATTCAGTGTGCCCTTTACGAGGCGGACGGCGGCGCATGGAAGATCGATGCTATGCGCAAAATCAAGGCGTATCTGGAAGCGGCCCTTGAGGGCATGGACGGCTATATTGTGATTTCCTGATTCCTAGACCTTGGCGGTGGGAGGTGAAACCGCCAACTCCAAAGGAAGGAGCGAAAACGTGACGATTGAATTTACGATTCCCGGCGTTCCGCAAGGGAAGGAGCGCCCCCGCTTCACCCAGAACGGTGAGACATACACCCCGAAGAAAACGAAGGACTATGAAAAGCTGGTGGCATGGGCATACCAGTGCGAAGCCCACGGGGCAAAGTTCACTGGCATTATCCGGGTTGACATTGCGGCAATCTACCCCGTTCCCCATTCGTGGAGCAAGCGCAAGCAGGCCGAAGCGATTGACAACCGGATTCTCCCCATGGTGAAACCCGACTGGGACAACATAGGCAAGATTGTGTGTGATGCCCTGAACGGTATCGCCTACAAGGATGATGCCGCTATCACAGACGCCACAGTCTGCAAGCGATACGGCACCCGCCCATGCGTGGCGGTTCGTCTTACCGGAGAGGAGGCACCCCGTGACACAGTGTGAGCGTATCCTGCGGCATTTGCAAGACTATGGGAGTATCACTCAGGCCGAGGCCGTTACCGAGTACGGCTGTTACAGGCTTGGCGCGAGAATCTGGGACTTGAAAGCCCAGGGCGTACCCATCAAAAGCGAAACCGTCACCGGGAAGAACCGATACGGAGAGCGGACGTGCTTTGCGCGGTACTCCATCATTAAAGAGGATTAGATAATGGCGATTGAATATTTCTGCGCTTATCACAGTTATCTGGACAGTATGGAGGAACTGAATGACACGGAGAGGGGGAGGCTTTTCACGGCTTGCCTAATATACAGCAAGACGGGCGAAGCACCGCAACTCCGTGGTAATGAAAGATTCGTATTTCCAACTTTGAAAGCACAGATAGACCGAGATAAGGCAACATACGACAGCCGGTGTAAGAAAAACTCCGATAACATCCGAAAACGATGGAATACGGACGTATACGACGGCGAACAACCGTGTACGAATGATACCAAGACAAAGGAAAAGGAAAAGACAAAGACAAAGGAAAAGGCAAAGGATAATATACCTCCTTCGGAGGTTTGCGGCGAGCTGCCGAGCAGCCCCCCGCCTGCGGCGGTGCTTCCGCTGGTTGACGGCACGGATTTTGAGATTTCCGTGGAGATGGTTGCCGAGTTGTCCGGCCTGTATCCCGCCGTGGATGTAGCTCAGCAGTTGCGGAGTATGCGTGGCTGGCTTCTGGCAAATCCCAAAAACAGGAAAACAAAAGCCGGGGTCATGCGCTTTGTCAACTCCTGGCTCTCCAGGGAGCAGAATTCGGCTAGACCTGCGGCAAACCAGAAGCCGGGCGGCTATACCAGCGGCGTTGACCGTCTGGCGGAGATGTACAGGGAGGAATTTGGGAATGGATAAACAGGAAGCGTACCAGATTCTCACGCTTTTACAGGCAAATTATCCCGATTCTTTCCGGGGAATGTCCAAAGAGGCGGCAAACGTGAAAGTCAATCTTTGGGCGGATATGTTCTCCGAGGAGCCATTTGAGGCCGTTGCCGCCGCTGCAAAAGCGTACATAGCCACGGACACCGGCGGCTTTATGCCCACCATCGGGAAGCTGAAAGATATGCTCCATCGGATGCAGTCGCCTCAGCAGCTGACGCAGATGGAGGCATGGGGGTTGGTTGCCGGTGCGCTGAGAAACAGCGTATACGGCGCGGATGACGAGTTCCGGAAGCTGCCACCGGCGGTACAGCGGACGGTGGGAAGCCCCGCCCAGCTCAAGGAATGGGCGCTGATGGACGCGGAAACGGTGCAGTCTGTGGTTGCATCGAATTTCCAGAGGTCGTTCCAAGTGTGCCAGAAGAGGGAGGACGATTACCAGAAGCTCCCCGGAGCGGTAAAGAGCTTTATCGCCGAGCTGGCCGGGAAGATGGAATTTGAAAAGCTACCGGAAGGCGGTGGAGTATGAAAAACGAAGTAGACGGGGGGAAGGAACGCCCCGGCCAATACATCAATTCGGAGAGCCCCTTTTGCAGGAACTGCACGCGGGACGATTGCCCCACCAACGGGGACGGCTGCAAGGCATGGGAAGAATATTTCGTGGCGAATTGGAACAAAAACATCATGAAATCAATTGGAAACCACAAAAAACAACGCCAATTTTTCCGGTATGAGCACCCGGATTTGGTGAGAGAGGGGATTGTTTTCAGGCATGAGCAATGCGAAAATGTACGGCTGTTTCAAGCCGGTGAAGCGGAATTGCACCCCGCCCCGGTGGGGGAAAGTTCCTCGGGGAAATAAATGCGGGAAGAAAGGAAATGCAAAATGAAAGGTTACAAAGGATTCAACCCCGGCTTGATCTGCAAGGATAAGCAGTATCAGGAAAACACCGTTTTCGAGGAACCGGAGGCGAAAATCTGTGAAAAGGGAATGCACTTTTGCGAAAATCCCTTTGACGTGCTGGGCTATTATGATTTGATTTGCTCTGATGGCACGCCGAACGAGTTCGCGGAAGTTGAAGCACTAGACAAGCCAAAGACGGATGATAAGAAAAAATTCTGCTCCCGAAAACTGAAAATCGGCGTAAAACTGGGACTATCCGGATTTATCAAGGCGTGTGTGGATTTTGTACTGGAAAAGACTCTTGCCGAGATGCCGAGTGAAAACGTTATCTCCGGGGACTACGCCAAGATTGGCAGCTCCGGGGACTCCGCCCAGATTGGCAGCTCCGGGGACTACGCCAAGATTGGCAGCTCCGGGGGCTACGCCCGGATTGGCAGCTCCGGGGGCTACGCCCAGATTGGCAGCTCCGGGTACTGCGCCCAGATTGGCAGCTCCGGGAACTGCGCCCGGATTGGCAGCTCCGGGGACTCCGCCAAGATTGGCAGCTCCGGGGACTCCGCCCAGATTGGCAGCTCCGGGGACTCCGCAAGAATCAACTGTACAGGAGAAGATTCGGTGATTTGCTGCGCCGGACATGGCTCCGTGGTCAAGGCTTCGGTGGGCTGCTGGATTACGCTGGCCGAGTGGAAATTCGACGACGCAAAGCAACGACACGTCCCGGTATGTGTGAAAACGGAGTATGTGGATGGCGAAAAAATCAAAGCGGATACACCGTACATGCTGAAAAACGGCGAGTTTGTGGAGGCTAAGAGTGATGGAGAATAAATCTGACAAGTGTTCCAGCTGCAAGTACCGAATTGCCCCGGAACTGCCCGAACTGCGGCGCAAAAATGGATTTGATTTGAAAGGAGGCCGAACACAATGACGATTGACCGAGCGATTGAAATCCTCGACCCGGAACACCGGGAGCATTATGACGGTATGGACGAGGTGAACGAAGCCTGCCGGATGGGCATGGAGGCGTTGGAGCGGGCAAGGTGGATTCCGTGCAGTGAGAGACTTCCCCAAAAAGGAAAGTATGTGCTGCTTTGGAGCGAGGATAGCCCCGGCGTATTTACAGGTGTATATTTCTGTGAGAGATTTATTGTTAATGGATTTTGGGGGAAAGTCGAAGATTTGAGCATAACTCACTGGATGCCGCTTCCAGAATTGCCGAAGGAGGAAAACGATGAAACGATTGACGGTTGAACACTGGCAAAATCTTGATCCGTGGGAATGCTGCGGGCAGGATAACTACTGCATGCGCCCCAGCAATAAGCCGGGTGGGTGCCGAAATGGCTGCATAGTGCCAAAACTCTATACTCGCCTTGCACAGTATGAGGATACAGGGCTTTCACCAATGGGAATGCACCTACTCCCATCGGCGCCGAAGGAAGGGGGCACAGAGAAATGAGTGAAAGACAAGAACACCGTCAGCGCCTTAACGCTAGAATTGCTTACGCCGCCGCTATTGAGCGGCGGGCGAAGAATCAGCCGTCACGCATTCGGTTCTTTGCCGTCAGACGGTGGCTGAAAGAGATGCCGAGGAAGGAGGATTTTTATGCGGCTGATTGATGCAGACGGGCTTCGCCGCAGAATTGTAGCATTTTGTACAGGATGTAGCACCACATATTTGACAGTGGAAAACATTGTGATGATGATAAATCAGGCTGATACCGTGGATGCCGTCCCCGTGGTAAGGTGCCGGGACTGCATCCACCGGCAGGGAGACGAAAATCCTATACGGAGAAAGGAGAAAATCGAATGAAAATCACGCTTGATATTCCAGACGGTATGGTCTGCGGTTTCCTGAACTGCGTAGTGGAAGCACGCAGCGGGCTGACGGTGGTGACCTATGCACTGGATAGCGACGATCTGCACGATGGGGCAGAAATCAAACTGACACGGGATGGCGAAGAATGAGCAATGAACTCACCTACATGGACTGCTGGCACTTTATCGCCCCGCTGATTCCGGTGAACACTGACTACACAATGGATATTTACGTCATGGTGTTTAACGCCCTGAAAGAAGCGGAGAAAAAACGGATTGCAGAAAAGAAAAAGGGGAGGAAATCCACGCATGAAAAAGCCGATTGACGTTAAGCACGATTCTTTCGATACAATGTGGTCGTTCCTCCAAATGGGCGGCCAAAAGCCCGATGTTCTGGGGCTGAAAGAGCACTGCGAGACACTGCGGAAAATGATGATGCAGAAGACAGCCGGACAGCGCAAGGACAAGCCGAACGACGTTGACTTTGCCGATTTGGATATGCTGTGCAACTTTATCGTCATCGAGGCAATGTGCTTATACCTGTCCGGAGATCTGGACAGGCTGGAAGGAGGCACCGCGTGACACGTAAGCGCTTTATTAAACTTCTGATGGGCAAGCTTCTGCTTTCTCGGAACGAGGCAAACTACATTGCCGATATTGTAAGAATTTGTAATCGGAGGGAATCATGAGCAAAAAACCTGACTATCTTACCCTGTGCTCCATAGCCGCCCAGAAGGCCGGGACGAGCTACGGGAAGTACATGGCAATGCACGGATACCACCCACCAATTCAGGCCGATGTGGAGGACGTGGAAGCGCCACAGGGCATTTCCAAAATCTGCCCCCAGTGCGGGAAGGAATTCACGCAGGGCAAGATCAAGCAGAAAATCTATTGCAGCTTGGAGTGCCAGAAAGCCCACGCCCAGAGAGCCGCTAAAAGGAGATACCGTGACAGGAAAAATAAGGAATTGGAGGTACATGAATAATGGCAGAACAGGATTTCAAATTTGATGATGCGTTGCTCATGAAGACTGCACGCGAGATGCTCGCAAAAAAATTGACCGAAACAGTGAAAGAGGTCGCCAAGTCCGGGGAATGGGAGATAACCACCATCGAGCAGGAAGAATCTGACCCGGAAAAGATTCTCCGGAGGATGTTTGCAAAATACGCCTACGGCAACGTCCCGGAGTGGTTCGCTTCTGCGGTATCTGCGACGTTCTATGTGCTGTCTGTGGACAAGGGAAAGGGAATTGAGTGTATTTCCGTCTTGCACACGGCAGCGGAACGGGCACCGGCTGAAATTCGGATGGCGGCGCAGACAAAACTGCTTAGGATATGCCAAGAAACCGGGATGCCCGGCGGGATTGTGAGATTTCCTGTTCTCTAGGGGAGCAACATGGAGTACAAGGATAGCAGGAAGCACTGTGTTGGGTGCTGGTATTTCTTCGGATACTACGAAGGAAGTCGGTGCTGCAATTACATATTCGTCCACGGGGAAAAGCGGCCTTGCCCGCCTGGGAAGGATTGCACCGAAAGGAGGGCGAAAACGAAAAACAGGAGACGGGATTCAATATTATAGCTTCATTCCTGTATAATATATATAATATAATTCTATATCTTGTGTGTATGTTGTTATAGTTCTATACAGGGATTTACTAAGAAAAGAAAGGAAAAGCATATGGCAAAACAAAATGCGTATCTTGCCAAGCAGGAGGCTGTTCAGCGGCAGTGCTTCAACGATGGTTGGGAACTCGGAACACAGCAGATGTGCGACTATATCTCCCTGGCCTTGCGAGACCCGGGGACCATGGGAAAGGATACATTCAGCGGCGCAAGAATCCTGAAAGTCATGCGGAAAACCAACGAGATCATGCAGTATTTCCGCCCGGCGTTCCTGCCAAACGATGAAGCGGATTGGTATCAGGAGCAGCTGGACAAGGCTCTCATGGAGGCGTACAAAGGGAACAGGGAAACGTTCTATCCGTTCCGGGAGCGGTACGATTGCCTGAAAGAGTACGACTATAAGGTCGGGAAATGGAGGGGGTAAAATGGAAATCATATCGCCCGGAAAATGTGAAACGAGCGTTCTGGACTGTCCGTGGTGCGGGTGCAAATTCCGGTTCATCATCGGAGGTGAAACCTTCTACGCCAGATTCTATAATGGCAAACCGGCGACCAGCGGATACCCAAAAGGGGCAACAGTAGAGGAAAGGCTTTCTGTGAAATGCCCATGCTGTGGAAAGGTGTCTGCTGTTAATGAGAACGGCCTACCAGTTTGGGTTCAATATAAGAGATATATTTATATATAACATATATAAGTCTTATATCTTGTAGTGTGTATGTGTTATGATAAAGTATATATTAAATCTACTTAGAAAGTAAAGGAGGACAACGACTTTGGCGGAAAGCAATAAACTCAAAAAGAAGCCTTATCAAGTTCCTGATCTGGAACCAGGAGATAATACCAAGTACATTAACCATTCCATGACTATCATGAAGTGGGACAAGCCGGACATGGACAGCTTGGAGGCGGTGCAGAAACGGTGCTTCGACTATTTCAGCCTGTGCGCTGAGAATGATATGAAGCCGACTTTCGCAGGATTCGCTTTGGCGTTCGGTGTAGACAGGATGACTATGTGGAGATGGTGCAATAATCAGCCGAGAAGCAGGAAGCTGCGTGGACAGAATATACAGCACAGCAGCGGATTATCCTGTAACGGGAACGAGGGCGGTAATGTGGAGTACGGGGACGGCAGGAAGCACTGTGTTGGGTGCTGGTATTTCTTCGGATACTACGAAGGAAGTCGGTGCTGCAATTACATATTCGTCCATGGGGAAAAGCGGCCTTGCCCGCCTGGGAAGGATTGCACCGAAAGGAGGGCGAAAACGAAAAACAGGAGACGGAATTTAATATTATAGCTTTATCCCTGTATAGTATATATTAAATATAATCTTGTATCTTGTGTGTATTGTGTATATCTATACAGGGATTTAATAAGATATGCAAGGAGGAACGGAATGAACTGGAAGTATGAGGCCATTGAAAAGCTAAAGGAGTACAGCGCAAAGAAACAGTCCCTGAAAAGCATTCCCGAAGAAATGGCACGGCTGGAATCCGCTATGCAGAGTATCCGAAGTGCCACGGCTGACGGTACGCCGGTAAGCGGCGGTGGCTCCGGCCGGGAAGATATGATGCTATCGAATATCGTTCACCGTGAGGAACTGGCGCGTTCACTGGAACAGGCGAGAAAATGGGTGTCGCTTGTGGATTCCGGGCTTGAATCGCTTAGCGTCGATGAAAAGAAGATACTGAGCAGATTCTACATATGCCCGGCTAGAGGCAACGTCGATGCCCTGTGTGAAGAACTTGGAGTTGAAAAAGCTCAGGTTTACCGCCGCCGGGATTCAGCACTACGACATTTCACGCTGTGCCTGTATGGGCAGACTGAAAGCTGAAAAATGAGAAAAAAATGAGACGATTTTTCAGTTTGAATGTGCTATACTGGTAAAAAAGAAAAAGCGCAAGAGGCTTGGGATTGTTCCTGAGCCTCTTTTTGCATGGCGCGGCAGATAGCGAGTCGGGTACCCTCTCCCCAACAGAAGGCCGTTCGAATCGGCCTCGCGCCAATTATTTTGTATGAGCGGTGGTGCTATGGCTGCAAGGATTACAGATCGGAAGAAAAAAAGAATAATCGCCGACTGGATAGAAATGCAGTCGTACAGCGCCGTTGCAAAAAAGCATGGCGTAACTCACCAGACTGTGAAAAGGATTGTCAGCGCTTCACCGGATATCGCCCAAAAAGTGCAGCAAAAAAAAGAAGAGAATACCGCCGATATGATGGCGTACATGGAATCACAAAAAGCGGCGATGCAAGAAGCAATCACTTTGCATCTGAAAGCGCTCACTGACCCCGAAAAGATTTCGGCCGCAACATTAAGCCAGATCGCAACATCTTTCGGGATTATTGTTGATAAGGCCACAAGAAACACGGCAAGCGGTAACGATAGCCTCAATAAGTTGGATGGGCTAATTAAGGAGTTTAGAGATGCTATTAAGCCCGAAACAGATTGAATTTGCAAGGTACGGGAATCACCGATGGAATTTCAAGGGTGGCGCGACCCGAAGCGGGAAAACATATCTTGATTTCAAGTGGATTATTCCCATGCGGATTCGAGAACGAGCCGGAAAAGATGGGCTTTCCGTTATTTTGGGCGTTACAAAATCCACAATAGAGCGAAATGTGCTAGAGCCTATGCGGAATCTGTACGGTGATAAACTTGTTGGGGCGATTTCCAGCGATAATACAGCGTGGATTTTTGGCGAGAAGTGTTATTGCCTTGGCGCGGAAAAAGTGTCTCAGGTATCGAAGATTCGCGGCGCGTCTATCAAGTATTGCTACGGCGACGAGGTCGCGGACTGGTCGGAGGAAGTTTTTGCCCTCCTGAAAAGCCGGCTTGATAAGGAGTATTCCTGCTTCGATGGCACGTACAATCCACAGTATCCCAACCACTGGCTAAAGAGATTCCTTGATAGTGATGCCGATATTTTCAGCCAGGAATACACAATAGACGATAATCCATTTTTACCCCCCCTTTTTGTTGAAAATCTGAAAAAAGAATATGCCGGAACGGTGTTCTATGATAGGTACATTCTGGGAAAATGGACGCTGGCAGAGGGGCTTGTATATGATTTTTCCGAAGCGAATATCACGGATGAAGTGCCGGAATTCGCGGATTATTACATAAGCATCGACTACGGCACCCTGAATCCATTTTCATGCGGATTGTGGGCTGTGAATGGTAATAAGGCGGAAAGGATCAAGGAGTATTACTACGATGGAAGAGCCAACTATAAGCAGCTCACAGACGAGGAATATTGCGACGCTGTGGAGAGCCTGACGGACGGCTACGAAATCAAGAGGGCGGTTATTGATCCTTCGGCGGCTTCTTTCATTACCGCCCTGAAACGCCGAAAATTCCGCGTCCAGCAGGCAGACAACGCCGTTCTTGACGGCATTCGGCGAACGGCGGTATATCTCAAGAACGGGAATATAAAAATTCACCGGTGCTGCACGGATGCCATTCGCGAGTTCGGGCTATACCGATGGGACGATAAGAAAACGGAGGACGCAGTCGTGAAAGATAACGATCACGCTATGGATGATATCAGGTACTTTTGCAACACCATTATGAAATACAAAGTGGAGAAGAAAAACGAGATTTCACCCGCCGCTGCGTTGCTGTTGTGATTTTGCGAGATTTCTGCTATTGGAGAAAATTCATGAAAATTTATCAAGATTTGGAAGAAGCCATTGCAAAGGGAACTACTGGGGAATTCATACGTGATGCAGTGCAGGAGCACCAGAGCAGCAAGGCGTATAAAGATGCCGCTGACGGTATGGCGTACTATAACAAGCATAACATCACCATTGAGAAATTCCAGAAGTTCCTTTTTACCTTATCCGGAAACAAAACTCCTGATATTTGGAGCAGCGACTACCGGCTTAAAACGCTAACGTTTCGGAGGCTGGTGACGCAGGAAGTGGGCTATATTTGTGCCAATGGCGTAAGCATGGACGAAAAGGAAAAGCTGGGCGCGGACTTCGACAATAAGCTGCAAACGGCGGCAAAATTGGCGCTGGCGCAGGGCGTTTCCTACGGCTATTGGAATCTCGATCATCTGGAAGTGTTTTCATTCGCCGATACTCCCGGAAATCCGGGATTTGTTCCGCTGCTGGATGAAAAAACGTCGGAGCTGATGGCCGGTATTCGGTACTGGTTCCGGGAGACCGGACGAAAAACTGTTTTCCGGGCTACGCTTTACGAACTCGATGGCGTAAGCGAATGGAGCGCGGAGGGAAGCGACGACGCGCAGCCCATGGCCGAGAAACGCGCATATATCCACAAGGAGTTGAGGAACGATCTAGGCGTTGTGGATGTGTGCGACGAGAACTACACCCGCCTGCCTATTGCGGTACTGTATGGAAATGATACCCACGAAAGCGAACTCGTTGGGTTGCGTGGCTCCATCGACTGCTATGATTTCATCAAATCCGGGTTTGCCAACCAAATTGACGATACCAGCGGAATTTACTGGATTCTGCATAATACCGGCGCTATGGACGATAAGGATTTGGCACAGTTCATCCAGAGAATGAAGAGCGTAAAGGCAAATGTGGTAGATAGTTCCGATGGAACGGCAGCAGAAGCCCACACCCTTGACGTTCCTGTAGAAGCCCGGAAAACCATGCTGGATATCTTGCGGCGCGACCTGTACGAAGATGCCCAGATGCTTGATGTGACGGCTCTGGCGGGCGCTGAGAAAACGGCTACAGAGATTTCGGCGGCGTATCAGCCGCAGGACAATAAATGCGCCGATTTCGAATATTTCTTGATAGATTTCATTCGGCAGATTTGCGCAGTGGCTGGGATTGCCAACCCGGAACCGGCTTTTAGCTGGAACAAAGTTATCAATCAAGCAGAGGAAACCAATATGGTGCTTGCGGCAGCTGCGTTCCTTGATGATGAAACGGTTCTGAAACACCTCCCGTGGATTTCGCCGGAGGAAGTGCCGGAAATCCTGAAAAGGAAAGCGGACGCTGACATAAATACGGTTTACGGCGGTGATGAGGATGGCCAGACCGAATGAAGCCGATAGAGGAACCGACAGGGCGCTTGCCGACTTAGAGCGCCGCATTAACTCCGTATATTCTAAGGCGGCTAAAGATCTGCAAGAGGAAATAGATGCCTTTTTCAAGCACTTTGCCGATCAGGATAAGAAGATGCAGGACTTGATAGGCCAGAAGCGCAACGGTAAGGAGTGGACTGAAAAGGACTACCAACAATGGCGGCTGAACCAGATGGGGCGCGGGGCACGGTTGGAAGCGCTCCGGGACAAGCTGGCCGAACGTGCGACGGAAGCAAAAGAGGTGGCGCTTGCCTATGTGAACGACGCTACGCCTGGAATCTACTCACTGAATCGGAATTACGCCGCCTATACCATTGAGAGCGTACACCCAAGCGCAGATTTTACACTTTTTGATGAGCAGACGGTAAAGCGCTTGGTTGTGGAGCAGCCGGATGTGATGCCATACTACCCCGAAAGGCTTGCGCTAAAGCGGGGCATTGATTTGGCTTTTGGCAAGCAGCAGATTACAGCAAGCGTTACAGGCTCCATTTTGCAAGGCAGAAGCATCAAGCAGATATCCGATGATTTGCAGTCCAGAATCGTCACAATGAGCCGTGTAAGCGCCATTCGAGCGGCAAGAACGGCAGTTACCGCCGCACAGAATGCCGGTAGAATGGACAGCTACGCCGCCGCTGACGAAATGTGGGGCATTAAATCCAAGAAAAAGTGGGTAGCCACAAAGGATTTGCGCACCCGCCACGATCACGGTATGGCAGACAATCAGATTGTGGACTACGATCAGCCGTTTGATGTCGGCGGCTATAAGATGATGTTCCCCGGAGATGGCTCGTTGGGAGCGCCTGGGCATGAGCTGTATAATTGCCGCTGCACGGTGGTGAATGCCACGGATGATGATCTGGAAGCGGAACGCCACATGATGCGCGTGAAGAATCCCGAAACCGGGGAATATGAGCTTGTAAAGAAAAAATCGTACAAAGAATGGTACGACGAAAAGAAAGCGCAGTATCCTTCGGAAAAATGGGCGGGCATGGTAAAGGCTGGCAAGAACTATCAGGCAGACCAACGGCAATATGCTGATTTTGTAAATGTTTTGGGAAATAAAGCCCCGAAAACGTTTGCAAAATTCCAAGATTTGAAGTATAATGATATTGATGGGTGGGAGACGCTCAAAACAACGAAACGGCAGACCGATGTTGTAAAGAATGCTGAGTGTATAACTACTCCGAAGAAATACACGGGATATTTCCTGAAAGATGGGGCAAAGCACGCCGACCAGTTCTTCGATGTTGGCTACACAGCAGATAATCCGCTTAAGCTGCGATACGATATGGCAAGGCAGTTTGATATGAGCAAAGCTGTGGAGTTCAAGGAATTAGGCGGCGGAGCAACTCAATTTAACATCTACATGGAGTTGGGAGTTACAAAGAAGCGGTCTTTTGTTACGGGGTGGATACAAGATACGCCGGATAGCAAACCGAGAATTGTAACCAGTTTTAGAAAGAATCGAGGTGGGGAAGCATGATTAAAGAATACGACCATGTAAAAGTCCTCAAGACAGGCGACACAGGAATTGTCGTCGATGTTCGTGATACTGGTGGCATTTTCTACCTTGTAGAACTGGACAAAAACAACGAACTATTGGACTGCAAGAGGGAAGATATAGAAAAGCTTGGCAATTAGAATATGGCAAGGACTGAAAGCACTGTGCAAAAATGCATGGTGCTTTTTCTATGCCCAAATCTTCCAACCGGATAAAAAAGAAGCGGGCTGGAATCCCTGCTTGTGGTGGACTATGCGCACGCGCCGCCACGAACCGCACAAGACCGGCTCTGGAAGAAGCAGAAAAGGAGGGGGGAAATGAGCGTTACCTTCGTGGATAACTCTGACGAAATCCTCCGCGCCCTTGGTGAAGCGTGTGAGCGCGGGTTGGAACGCTGCGGAGAAAAAGCCGTTGAATACGCAAAGGATTTATGCCCCGTTGATACTGGGAATTTGCGCAACAGCATTACACATACCGTGGAGGATGGGAAGAAAGCCATTGTTGGAACTCCTACCGAATACGCCATTTACCAGGAAATGGGAACCGGTAAATATGCCGAGGGAGGCGGAGGCCGTCCCACTCCGTGGAAATACCAGGACGCGCAGGGGATCTGGCATTGGACAGCTGGAAACCGGGCGCACCCGTTTATTAAGCCGTCAATCGCCGACCATCAGGGAACGTACAAAAATATTCTGAAAGACGAACTCAGCAAAGGAGACTGACGGGGCGTGGATACTAGAAAAATTAACATTCTTGGAGCTGAATACATGCTTTCCATTTGCTGCGAAGATGAAGATTCGCGGCTGGCGGGATGCGATGGATTTTGTGACGAAACCAGCAAAGAACTGGTTGTGGATAGCTACAGTAAGCACGTCGGCGACCCAACCTGTAAGAAAAACTTACAAGTTCAAATCAGAAAGAACAAGCGGCATGAGATCATTCACGCATTCCTATTTGAAAGTGGCCTTGCGGAAAACTCCGAATGGGCACAGAACGAGGAAATGGTGGATTTCTTCGCAATCCAGTTTCCCAAACTTATGGAAGCGTTCAAAAACGCTGACGCGATTTGAGGGCGATACAGTACGTAGATTTTGCGTGCTGTTCGGCTCCTTTTTTGTTTATTTCGGTAAAACCCGCGAAGTATAGCGGCTTTTATATCACAGTCGTCCCCGAAGAATAGGGGCGAAGAAAGGAAGACTGAAACAATGGCATTAACTCGCAAACTTTTGAAGGGGATGGGGCTTACCGACGAACAGGTGGACACCATCATTGAAGCACACACCGATACCGTGGACGGCCTGAAAACCGATATCGGGAAGTACAAGGCCGACGCTGAGAAACTTCCTGGCATTCAAAAGGAATTGAATGATCTGAAAAAGGAAGACGCTGACGGCGGATACAAGGCCAAGTACGAGACGGAAAAGAAAGCCTTTCAGGATTTCAAAGACGGAGTTGCCGCTAAGGAGAGCGCCGCCGCCAAGGAAAAGGCCGCGCGGGCGTACTTCCAGAGCAAAGGCATTCCCGCCGAGAGCATGGGGCTGGTTATCCGTGGAGCCAAAGCTGAAATTGATGGCCTGAAACTGGACGGTGAAAGTATCAAAGATACCGCCGCACTGGATGGGCTGCTTTCCGGCGATTACAAGGGCTTGATCGTCCAGACTACCACCACCGGCACACAAACACAGACCCCGCCTGACACCTCTGGTGGCGCGAAGAGCCGCGCTGAAATCTACAAAAAGGATGATAAAGGCCGGTATATTTTGTCCACCGCTGAGAGACAGGCCGCGCTTGCTGAAAGCATGGCAAGCGAAAACAAATAACTTTTTTGAAAGGAGCTGTACAAATGGCAGAAAAAGAAAACGTAACGATTTCCACACAGTTCACCACGTCCGCGCGAGAGGTGGACTTTGTAACCCGGTTCAACGATAACTGGGACGCACTGCGCACCATTCTGGGCATTATGCGGCCTATCCGCAAAGCCCCCGGCACGAAGCTGGTATCCTACAAGGCAGAGGTAGACGGCACTTTGCAGGGCGGTGCCACCGTAGCGGAAGGCGACGAGATCCCCTTCACTAAGATGAAGGTTTCCCCCGTCACCTATGGCGACATCGAGGTGGCCAAGTACGCAAAGAGCGTTACCATCGAGAGCGTGGCCAAATACGGCGCAGAGGTCGCCGTGGAAAAGACGGACGACGCTTTCCTGGTTGCCCTGCAAAACAAGGTTTTGGGTGACTTCTACACTTTCCTGGCTACCGGCTCTCTGGTGCTGACCCCCAAGACCTGGCAGCTGGCGCTAGCACAGGCCAAGGGCAAGGTGCTTGCGAAGTTCATGGGCATGGACAAGGACGTGACCGAGGTTGTTGGTTTTGCCAACATCATGGATTTCTACGACTACCTGGGCGACAAGGAGATTACCACCCAGACCATGTTCGGCCTTACCTATGTCCAGAACTTCCTGGGCTACAACACCCTTTTCCTCCTGCCTGACAAGTACGTCGCCGCTGGTAAGGTGATTGCAACCCCGGTTGAGAACATCGACCTGTACTACGTTGACCCGAGCGACAGCGACTTTGCCAAGCTGGGGCTGAATTACACCGTGAAGGGCGAAACGAACCTGATCGGCGTACATGTCGAGGGCGACTACTCCCGGGCTACCGGCGATATGTACGCCATCATGGGCATGAAGCTGTGGGCGGAGTACCTGGACGGCATCGCCGTTGCCACTGTTACCCCGGCGGGGGGTTAAAGGCGGCTCTGACAGCTGACAAAACCGCACCGGATACCGTGGACTTTGACGGAATGACGAAAGCGCAGCTTTTGGAGTACGCCAAAGAAAACGGCATTTCCGGGGTCAGCGCCGCAATGAACAAAGCGGACATTCTGGCCGTTGTAAAGAGCCGGTAAAGGAGGGAATCACATGGGACATGCGGTAAGCCTGTATGAGCTGCTTGTGTACCTACGTAATTTCTTCCCCGGCTTGCACTGGCAGTTTACCGGGGAGGAAATCACCGGGAACCGGATCGTTATTCCCGGCCTTGAAACAGGCGATTACTACCTGATCGAAGGAAGCCGGAGAAATAACGGGATTCACGTGTACGGTGATGCTGATTTGCGGAACGAAACTTATACCGGAATCGTTACGGAAATCTGCGTACCGCCGGAGGTGCTGGCGGTTCTGGAAGAAATCAACACATGGCAGGAGAAGAACGCCGAGGCCGTACAAAGCCCGTATCAAAGCGAATCTTTCGGCGGCTACTCGTACACAAAGGCAAGCAGTTCTTCCGGCTCTGGCGAAAGCACGAGCTGGAAAACGGTGTTTTCGCCGCGCTTACGGATATGGAGGAAGATATGAGCTTGCTTGATTACTACCTCAACACAAAATGCACCCTGATGGAAAAGAAGCGCACCCCGGATGGGGAGGGCGGCTGGGCAACGGAATGGACACCGGGCGCGGAGTTCGACGCGGCTATTATTCTGGATACCTCCATGCAGTCCAGAATCGCGGAGAAGGAGGGCGTTACCAGTGTGTATACCATTACCACCCGCCGCGCAAATCCGCTTTCTTTCCATGATGTGTTCAAGCGGCTTTCCGATGGTGCAATTTTCCGGGTGACGAGCAACGGGAGCGATAAGCAAGCGCCCACGGTCGGCACTTTGGACATGTGCCAAGTCACCGCCGAGAAATGGGAGCTGACAAAATGACGGCAACAGAAGCGCTCTACAAGTTTTTTTCCGGCTTTAATCTCCCCGCGTATCCGGATACAGCGGTACCGAGCGACACCGTAATGCCCTACCTAACCTATTCCGTCTCCGTCGGCGGGTGGGGCGATATGGCGAACTCGCTGACGGTAAAACTGTGGTATCACACGGAGAAAGAGGCGGAGCCGAACGCCAAGGCCGAGGAAATTTCCCGCAAAATCGGGCGCGGAGGTATTCAGCTACCTTGTGATACCGGCACAGTTTGGCTTATGCGCGGTGAGCCGTGGTGCATCAATTCCACATTTGAATCCGATCAATCCATCAAATTGCGGCAACTGAATGTTGCCGCAATTTTCAATACCATATAGGAGGAAATCAATGAAATTTACACAGATTCCGCAGGATACCTTTAAGGAGCTTGTGCTTAATGCCGGTGTTCTGCTTTCAGATTTTAATCCCGCCACGGCGGAGTATGACAATGCCGATATCATAGGCGCTACCAGCGGCGGGACGACCTTCGTGGCAACGCCTAGCTTCTCCGATTTCGGCGAGGATATTGATAACTGCCCCAAGAACACAAAGGAGTTGAAACGGCTGGAAAGCTGGGAGGTGAAGCTTAGCGGCACTTTTGCTTCTATGGATGCCACTAACGCGAAATCGATGGTAGCCGCTGCTGATGAAGCCGCCGGAAAAATCACGCCCAGAAACGATATCGCCGATACTGACTTTAAGGATATCTGGATGGTGGCCGACTACTCCGACAAAAACGGCGCGAAAAAGGGCGGCTATCTGGCCATCCATATGATGAACGGCCTTTCTACTGGCGGTTTTCAGCTGAAAACCGGTGACAAGAGCAAAGGCCAGTTCCCATTCGAGGTTACCGGCCATTATTCCATCACGGCGCAGGATACACCGCCTTTCGAGATTTACGTAAAGGCCGGAGAGGCCGAATCCGCTACGATGTAGGAGGCTAAGCATGAGGAAATTATCTCAACTTGGCACGGACGAGTGCCTGGACGTGCTGTGCGAGATCACCCCGCACATTGTGAATCTCGTTTCTGATGAGGAAATCATGAACGCCATCGGCAAGCCGGTGGACAAGAAAAACTCCACAAAAGTCGGCGTTATGCTGATTGGTGCGCAGAGGATTACCACCATTGTTCCGTTGCTACTGAAAACGCACCGCGCCGACATTTATGCTATTTTGTCCATCATGGGCGAAAAGAGCATTGAGGAAGTGGCCGCACAGAGTACCATGGCGACGCTTTGGCAGATTAAGGAGCTTTCCAACGATAAGGAACTGCTGAGTTTTTTCAAATCGTGGGGGCGTGGGGAGCAGAGCGAATAATCAGCGCACTGTGCGCCCTCCCCAGAGTACGGGCGAGGGCGTACCTCTCCATTCTTCCCATGGAGTTGAAAAAGCAATGCGAACGCGAAATTCTACGGCGCTACATTACCGACGGTATCCAGATGATAACGCAAAACACGGCGGGGTGTGATAAGCGATTGTATCTATCTATCGGATACGAGGATATCGTCAACCCGAAGCCAGAGGAAAACCGGTCTGCGGAGGATATCGTGGCGGATGTGGTGAAAAATGCCGGGCTGAAACTGGTGACGAAAGGCGGTGGGCAGGATTAACGTTTTCAAGCTTGAAGCAAGTATCACGCTGGATGCTTCCAGCTATGAATCAGAAATGGCGAAAGCGGCGAAAACCGCCAAAGATACAGGGAATGCCGTTTCAACCTCATCCTCTGCCATGGAATCAGCCATGATAAAAGTCCCCGTTGCGGCTGATAAAGTGGCAAAGGGAATGGAAAATCTTGGCAAATCCACCACCAAAGCATCGGATGGAATTGACGGCGTGAAGAAAACCACCGAGGAAACCAAAAAGCCGCTTGGCGAAATTCCGCCCCTTACGCAGAAGGTAAAAAGCGCTTTTGAGAAGCTTTCGGAAAGCGTGACAAAGCAAGCCTCCGATTTGGACGAGCTGAAAGCCAAATATGCAAGCTTGTATTTGGAACAGGGTGAGGAATCCGCAGAAGCGCAGGAAGTCGCCCGGCAGATTACCGAATTGTCCACTTCTTTGGGGGAAAATAAAGCAAAAATCAGCGAGGCCGTAGACGCTGCAAACAAATTTGATACCACCATGCACGATACGTCAGAAGCCGTTGACGATGTTGCCGAGGCGGTGGAGGACGCCGTAGAAAAAACAAATCTATTTGCCGATATCTTGAAGGCCAACCTTGCCAGTGGCGCGATTATCGCCGGAGTAAAGAAGCTCGCCGGGGTAGTTGCAGACGTTGGTAAAGCGGCCTATACCAGTTATGCGCGGTATGAGCAGTTAGCCGGTGGCGCACAGCTGATGTTCGGCGACGCTTACGATTTTGTGGCGGAGAAAGCGAGAAACGCCTACAAGACCGTGCAAATGAGCCAGAACGACTATTTGCAGCAGGTGAATGGATTTGCTACCGGCCTTAAAACCGCCCTTGGCGGCAATGTGCAGGCCGCCGCCGAACTTGCCGACAAAGTTATCACCGCCGAGGCCGACGTTGTGGCGGCAACCGGAAACACCCAAGAAGCCGTACAGAATGCCTTTAACGGCATCATGAAATCCAACTTCACGATGCTGGATAATTTGCAGTTGGGTATTACCCCCACAAAAGAGGGATTCCAGCAGCTGATTGATAAGGTGAACGAGTGGAATGCGGAAAACGGTGAGGCCACTGCCTATACCATTGACAATCTGGCTGACTGTCAAGCTGCCCTTGTGGACTATATCGAAATGCAGGGGCTTGCGGGGTATGCGGCAAATGAAGCGGCGGGCACCATCGAGGGTTCCACGGCATCCATGAAAGCAGCATGGCAAAATCTGGCTACCGGCATGGCTGACAGCAGCGCCGACATGGAAGGGCTTACCAAGGACTTCGTGGACAGCGTATTTACAGCCGGAAAGAACATTATACCCCGTGTACAGCAAATCGTTACCGGCGTTGGAACTGCCACGGCAGAAGCTATTTCGTATCTCCGGGAAACGAATAGCGCTATTGATCTTCTCGCCACGGCGTTTGAGTTCGCGGCCACAGCGGCGACCGTTGCCGGTGCTGCAATCGGGGCGAATATGGCCGGAAAAGCCATTGCGAATATTGCTACCGTGTTCACAGCGAATGCCTCGGCGCTTGCGTTTTTTACAGCGGAAAGCGGGAAAGCCGCCGTTGCAGAAGCCACACTGAATGGCGTATTTTCCGTCAGTGAAATAGCCGTTGGCGTGCTCACCGGCCAGATTTCCCTTGCAACTGCGGCGCAATACGCATGGAATACGGCGATAAAGGCGAATCCAATTGGCTTGATTGCCGCTGCTGTAGCGGCTCTGGCGATTGGCATTGGCAAGGCAACCAAGGCGCACAAGGATTTCGTCAAAGAGTTAGCCGGAGAGCCGCAGACGGTAGAAGAAGCACGCGCAAAGGTAGAAGAGCTTGAGCAGCAGTACGAGGAAGCTTCAAAAGCCAGACTGGAAGCGTTCTCGTCGGATGCTGGTTTCAGCGGCGACACCGTCGAGATGGAGAGATTAGCCGAAGCCATAAAGCAGGCGAAGCAGAATCTTGCCGATTTGGAAGCGCAGGAGCAGGCCGCCGCCGAGGAAGCGGCAAAGCCCGCAAATGTGATAAAGGCTGCTTCTGAGGAATACGCCGCCGCCGCACAGTCCATTTTGGAGGATTACCAGAATACCTATACCACCATCTATAACGGGCTGCATGATGTGGGATCTGCATTTACTTCCCAAATAGAAGTTGCAAAAATGTCGTGGGACGATTTCATGGGGAATCTTAAAGGAAATACCGAAGTCCTTCAGCAGATCGATGAAGATTTTGCATTTGTTTCCGAAAAAGCAGACCTTGCAGGCATTAGCGTTGACGGACTTGCTCAATATCTCGCGTCCATGAGTACGGGGGAACAGGCCGGATTCCTTGCAGGGCTACGTGATGAACTAGAAGATATGTCCGGCGGCACCGAGGGGCTAAGCAAAAAACTTGCGGAGCTTATGGATAATCTTTCTGCATATGAGGCCGCAGGAACCGAAACTTCTGATGGATTGGCGTTGGCGGTGGAGAATGTGAACGCTCGTATGCAGGAAGCCGCAGACAGCTACGTGGAAAAGGTGGGCGACCTCGACATGGAGGCGGCGGCTACAGAGGCGGCAACCAATACCATGAGTGGTCTGGTTGCCGGTATCGACAGCAGCACCCCCGGAGTTCTGGGTAAGCTGGATTCTCTCGCCTCCCAGATGAAATCACGGCTGACAAATAGCTTTGCCAACTACACGCTCACGATAAAGGCTAATATCAAAGGGAGCAACGTCCCCGGAGCAAAGAGCGGCCTTGATTATGTACCATACGATGATTATCTGGTACGCCTCCATAAGGGGGAAAAAGTTCTCACCGCCGAGGAAGCGCGAGCATATAGGGCTGGGAAATCGGCTGGTGCGTCTGGCGAGGCGGACTACGATGGAGTGGGCTTTGCTGGTGGTGGACGCGGCGTGACGATCATCCAGAATATCCAGTCCGTTGCGCAAACGCCTGTTGAACTGGCAGCGGCTACAGAAGCGTATTTCACACAAGCGAGGTGGACGATTTGACGAACTTCAACAATTTAAGCAAGTTGTTCCGCTACGTGAACGAAAACGGGGATAGCGTTACCTTTGATTATGCCGGTGGATATCTTATCAACAAGCCCACGGGCATCGATACGGTAACGGTATCCCTGTCTCAGGCGAAAGGCATCAACCAGACGGGGGCGACAATTCAGAGCAAAAACGTTCAGCCCCGGCCTGTGAATATCAACGGGTATTTGGTGGGAGACGGCCAGGCGGCAAATAAAGAAAAGCTGATATCCGTCATCCGCCCCGACCTTGCCGGAAAGCTGTACGCGGATGACTATTATCTGAATGTATGGCCTACGGCAACGCCCAGCATTGAGGCGAAACAATGGGGCGCACAGTTCCAGTTTTCCCTTTTGGCGGCGTATCCGTATTGGTGCAAGGACGATTCCGCAGCGGTAACGTTGTCCGGCATTCAAAAGCTATTCAAATTCCCATGGAACATTTCAAGGCCGTATCGTTTCGGCCAGCTGTTTGAGGCGAAATTTATCAATGTGGAGAACCGCGGCCAGGTTCCCGTCCCGTTTACTGCTACTCTTTCGGCAAGCGGTGATGTGGAAAATCCCAAAATCACCAACGCCGCGACGGGAAAATTTCTGCTGATAAATAAAACTATCGTCAGCGGGGAGCGGCTGATTGTAGAGATTACGCACGATCGGACAACTGTAACGTCATCCGTCGACGGAGATTGCCGGGGCGCGTTGAGCCTGAAAAGCACTTTGTTTCAGCTGGAAGTTGGGGATAATGTGCTGAAGCCGGAAGCGACAAGCGGGCTTGCGAATTTGCAGGTGGATATTGATTTCGCAACGGAGATCGTGGGGATCGCGCTATGAGCTTTGAAATCTATAAAGAGGACTTTTCCACACGGTACGAAATCCGGCACGCAATCAGTGTTATCATGAATATTTACTACAACGATATCGGAAAGCTGATACTGGTTGCGCCGGTAAGCGACTACAACATTAACGTGCTGAAAGTCGGCAATCTCCTGTATGATACGAGCAGAAACGTAACATTTGTGATAGAAAACACAAAGATTGACACGACCACGAACCGCATAACGGCGAACGGCTACACCGCGAACTGGCTTTTGAATAAGCGCATCATTGCAGCGGAATACCACATGACAACTATTGAGACGGGCGTGTACAAGCTGGTAAGCGATAATCTCCGGGGAATGACAAGGATTCAGGTTGCACAGGCAACCGGGATGACCGATAAAACGGACAATGTTTTCATGGGCGGGAATTTGCTGGATGAAATTATCCCGTTTCTTGAAGAAAAAGGCATAGGCCACACAATGGAGTGGAACCCCGACGATATGACACACACTTTCCGCCTTTACAAGGGGCGTGACCTGACGGCCGGCATTCACGCTATTGTATTTTCGGAGGAACAGGGAAGTGCGAAAGACCTTGTAATCAACGACGACGATTCCACACTTTGCAATGTGGCCTATGTGCAAGGAAGCTTGAGCGGCACAGACAATACTTTTGTTGAGATTGTTGGTGACGTCGCCGGGGACAATCGCCGGGAAGTGTGGTTCAAAACAGCCGTTCGGCAGGAAAATGACGAATCTGCGGCTGATTGCAAAGCCCGTGCGCGTGCGTATGGACAGATGGAGCTGGGAAAGCGTATCCGGCGAAAGTCCTTTTCCGTATCCATCGACCCGGAAGACCTGGGCAAGTATTACGCTCTGGGGGACATTGTGTCGTGCGTATCTGCCCGGTTCGGGGTATCGTTCAGCGCCCGGATTACGGGCATTAAGTACACCTTGGACAGCAACAAAGCCCGGACAGAAGTTATCCTGGGCGACCCTATTCTTACAGCATTGGGGGCAATGAAATTAAATGGCTAATATCAAAAGTTTCCCGAATAACCAAGATACATACATAGGCGCAGAAGACGTTATGCGCTGGCACCATGGCCGCACATCCGGCGTTTTTGCCGCTGGCAGTAATGCGTCCGTGCAGGCGCTTTCCACGCCGGGAATGGCGGTGGAAGTCTCAGACGGCACCGGATGGATGGCAAATTCCGGCAGGAACGGCATTGTGTGGTGGATTGATAATGAATCAGTTGATGGTGCCAAATTGCAGCTTGCCGTTGATGCGGCAGACGGCGTTCTGAATCGAATTGACCGCGTAATCGTGGAGTGGAAAACCACAAACTATGTGGACTATCCGGAAGTGAAGATATTGAAAGGCGCAAAATCCGGAATGGCAGCAGCCCCGGCGCTGACAAACAACAGCACAATCCGGCAAATCAGCCTTGCGCGGATTTCCATTGCGGCCGGTACAACTGCTATCACAGCTTCCATGATTACGGATGAACGGCTTGACGCTTCGGTGTGCGGGCTGGTGACAGAAAAGGTGAGCATTGATACCAGCACAATGCAGAGCCAGTTCTCCACGCTCCTGCAAGAAACGCAGGCACAAGCCACATCTGTTCTGGATTCCATAAACCGTGAGCTGGCCGATCTGGAAGCCGGGACGGCGGTGGAGCTGAAAAAGCTCCTGTTCACGGATACCAGCGTACCGGTATCCGCGTTTGTGGCTGATTCTACATATCAGGATTATCCATTCCGTGCGGCGATTGCGCTGACGGGGGTGCTGGATACCATGATTCCGGAGGTGGTTCTCGGCGTTGCAGACGCAATTGACGGCAATTTTGCCCCTGTTGCGGCTACCTATAACGGCGGCGTGTATCTGTATGCTGCAAGCGTCCCGGAATCGGCAATTACAATTCCCACAATTATGTGTTGGAAAGGCGGTGTAAGCGCATGATTGGCAGAGTAAACACCGGGGGCGGCTCTGGCTGCATATTGACTATAACCGCCGTTGCCAGTGAGACCGTAACAATCTCCAAAAATGGTAAGTCTAAGAGCAAAACCACGGACTCCAAGGGCATTGCGGTATTCAGGGGGCTTGATACTGGTAAGTGGACAATCGTCATTGTCAGAGGTGGTGTTCCGATTACAAGGGTTGTGACTGTTACTGCGGATTACCACGTTGCGATTCCGCTGTTTGCAGCCACCATCAACATCACCTATCCCGCCGGTTCGACATGCACTTGCTCTGACGGCACAACGACTCTATCCGCCCCTGACACCAGTGGTTCGTGGACATGCATAGTCTATAATGCAGGAACTTGGACGGCGACAGCTACGGATGGGGATAAGTCAAAAAGTGCCGATGTCGTGATAACCACCGACGGCCAGACCGAGAATATCACCCTGCAATATATCACCCATCTTTTCAACAATGGCGATACTTGTGACGCAATAACTGGTGGGTGGGGCACTGGTTCTACCTCCGCCGGCTCAGCTAGTATATCAGGGCAACAAATTAGTATAGTAGCCTACGCCAAAAAATCCTTCTCGTGTGGTCCGAAAAATAAGATCGACGTAAGTGAGTATAAAGCACTTTCAGTAACAGTAGATTCAATAGATAACGGATCTCTTAGCGTCTATCTGTATGCTACTTCGATTAGTAACCCAGCCGCAAAAGTCACCACGAGCACAACTGGTACAGTTAGTCTTGATATTTCGAGTGTCTCTGGAGCAAATACTGTTATGCTATCTTTCTATAGTGAAAAGGGCGGCACGGTCAAAGTGTCAGAAGTTAGTCTAATGTAAGTGAGGTGGCCTAAATGAAAACAATATACATTGATTCCAATTTTAAGTGTCACCTAATTAACCCAGATATCACATATACCGCCGTAGAAACGGACGCTTTCGATGGCAAGTGCGATACCTACATTGAGGGCTACCGCTTCATCCCGGCAGGTCAGACGTGGACACGTACTGATGGCATGATGTTCACCGGTGAGATGATCGCCCCGTGGAAGCCGTGGGCGGAGCTGGACGCTGTACAGCGGGAGTATGAGCGGGAGCAATACCAGATGGTTGTTGCTCAGAACGCAGAGTACGAATCGGCGTTATCTGAAATTGAAACCGCTCTGGGGGTGAATAATTCGTGACCATTGAAGAACGCAAAAACGTTATCCTTGCAAAAATTGCGGAAATGAAATCCGAAGGCGCGGACATGCAGAACGCCCTGACCATTTTGGAGGTGAAGCCGGATGAAGAAGTGGAGTAACGGCGCCAAAAAGCGGCTGGTGGAAATCCGCGCCGCCGAGGACGGGGAGCAGGATATGCGCGCCATTGCCGCAGGTATCGCCAAGCTGCCTCCCGGCCAGCTTAAGAAAATCCTTTCCGAGGACATTATCGCCATTCTGGCGAAGTATGGGGTGGTAATCGGATGACGACCAAGCAAAAGCAATGCTTGCTGCTGTACCTTGGGTACTATGCGGGGGAAATCGACGGAATTTGGGGCGATAACTCCCGCTGCGCCACCGAGGCATTCCAGCGTAATTACGGGCTTACGGTGGATGGGATATTCGGCATCGGGACAGAGGCACGTATCCGGGAGGTCGTTGCTTCCGGAGAGCCGCCCCAACAGCCCCAAGGCACCCCGGGGACGGAGGGCGGCGCAGACTGGTGGAAGGATATCCGGTATTTCAAGCGTGCCGAATTTCGCTGTCCCTGCGGTCGATGCGGCGGTTTCCCGGTGGAGCTGCAGGAATCCATCGCACGTACAGTGGATGAGATTCGCTACAGGCTGGGTATCCCGATTTCCATTGTGGACGGCGGCGGTTCCGGCGTGCGGTGCGCGGCGCACAATGCGGAGGTCGGCGGTGTGGCCAATTCTCAGCATCTGTTTGGGCTTGCCGCCGATCTGCACAGTGCTGTAAGTCCGGGGCAGATGAAAGCCGTAGCGGAGGATGTCATGGGGCGCACTGGCGGCATCGGGCTTTACGACTGGGGGATTCACGTGGACACCCGGCAGGGCTATGCCCGGTGGAAAGGATAAGGAAGGAGATGCCAATGGAAGAAGCTGAGATCACCAAGTGGATTTCCGCTGTAGAGCAGCGGGGGAAATCCAACTCCCACCGCCTGGACGCTCTGGAAAAGCACACGGAAGCGCTGAACACGCTGGCAACGTCTGTTGCTGTCATGGCGGAGAAGGTGGAAGTTACCGGGGAGAAGGTTGACGGCCTCTGCACGGACGTGCAGGAGCTGAAATCCGAACCCGGCAAGCGGTGGAAGTCGGTGGTAGAAAGAGTCATCTACATCGTCGTAGCCGCTGTTGTAGGGTTTATCCTTGCCCGGCTTGGGCTGGGCTGATTTTTAAGGAGGAAAACAAAAAATGATTATCACAGGAATGGATCACTTTCAGAGCGTGTGCAAGCGAAAGCTCGTGGAGCATTATAATGTTATAATGGGAGAATCCGCGCAAATCGACCTCAGCAATGTATTTGTAGTTTGGGCGTGCAAGACGTTGCAGAACTACAAAGCGTTGCTTTCGACTACCGTTTCCGGTGATGGTGTGTATGTGGAATATACATACAACGGAGACAAGCAGGAACTCTACGAGGACTTCTACATCAAATCCACAAATCGGAAAATTGTGGAAGAATAAGGAGGAAAACAAAATGATTAACTGGATCGTACGCATCAAGAACAAGAACTTCTGGCTGGCCGCGATTCCCGCGCTGCTTCTGCTGGTGCAGACGGTAGCCGCCCTGTTCGGCTTTGCGCTGGACTTGGGCGAAATCGGCGATAAGCTGCTGGCCGTGGTGAACGCTGTGTTTGCCCTGCTGGTGATCCTGGGCGTGGTCAATGATCCTACCACCGCCGGTATCTCTGACAGCAAACAGGCAAGAACTTACAGTTCCCCAAAGGAGGACTGATGTGATAAGTGGATAAAGTCCCGTGGAATCGGGTGATTCTGGATGAGTTCTGTTCTCTGGCGATTCTTACGCCGCTGGAGGAAAAGATCATCCGCACCCGAGCCGCCGGATGGAGCCGTGTACAGCAGTGCCACGCTTACGGCATGTCCCTTGCCACATTAGATAGGTACATTAGGAAGTTGAAAAACTCCTATAACAGTGTGCAGGAGTATAGCTACATACTCCCAAAAAACATAGACTTCTGATAGCTTTTTGAAGGATATGTGATTGTAAGTCGGTAGGGAAACGAGAGTTTCCCTACCGATTTTTTTGTTATTTTATAGGAAGAAAGGGGGCGTTGCCTATGGCTGAATTTCAAAGCTTTAATCCAAATCCCCGCGCCGCGAAAGTCGGCGATTGCGCAGTCAGAGCTGTGGCAAAGGCTCTGGGAATTGACTGGTACCAATCCTACGTTGAGCTGGCCAGCGAGGGGCTGACTCAATGCGATATGCCTAGCGCAAATAACGTATGGGGCGCGGTGTTACGGCGGCACGGATTCAGGCGGGCGGCAATCCCGGCGGAATGCCCGGATTGCTATACCGTAGGCGATTTTATCCGGGAATACCCTGACGGGATCTACGTTGTCGCGCTGAAAAACCACGTTGTTGCCGTGGAAAACGGCGTTTTGTACGATACTTGGAACTCAATGGACGAAAATCCTATCTATTTTTGGAGGCGTGAATGATGGCAAATCCTTATATGCAGCCCAACTACCAATCCGGCTATTTTCAGCCCAACTATTTCCAGCCGCAAATGCCAATCGGACAACCGCAGATACCCGCACAACCCCAACAGCCGCCCCTTGATGATCGAATTTGGGTAGCTTCGGAATCTGCGGCGGAGGCGTTTATCGTCACGGCAAACGGATTTGTGCGGCTATGGGATAGCAATAAGCCAGTATTCTACGAAAAGCGGACGGACGCGCAAGGGCGACCAATGCCGATTGTAGCGTATGAATACAAAATCCGGGACGCAGGAGCTACCCCGGAGGCAGTCAGTGCGGGATTTGAGCAGCGGCTTTCCGCTGTAGAAGAACGGCTGAATCAGCTGACGGATGGAAAACGCGATGCCAAGAAAGCGGAGGTAAAACGCAATGATGCCTAATCCTATGCAGATGATTTCCCAATTCCCCCAATTTATGCAGCAGATGAGGGGGCAAGACCCGCAGCAACTGCTTAATCAGCTTGTACAGAGCGGGCGTGTAAACCAGCAGCAGCTTAACCAAGCCCAGCAAATGGCACAGCAGATGCAGGGGCAGTTTGAGCAATTCCGGGGCATGTTCGGCTTCGGAGCGCCTAGAAGGTAAACAATAATCTGGCCAGATTTTGTTATATTTTTCATCTTTTGAAAGGAGAACAAAATGAGTATTACAGCAAGCGAAATGACCCCCGCCGATATCAGAGCTGTCACCGATGGCAACAATGGCGGCTATGGCGGAGGCTGGGGCGGTGATTGGTCTGCATGGATCATCATTTTCCTGATCTTCGGCTTCTTTGGCTGGGGCGGCAACGGCTGGGGCGGAGGCTTTGGCGGTCGTGGTTCCGGCGCTGGCGTGGTGGACGGGTATGTTCTCGCGTCTGATTTTTCCAACATCGAGCGGAAAATTGACAGCGTGAACAACGGTGTCTGCGACGGCTTCTACGCCATGAATACCGGTATGCTGAATGGGTTTGCAGGCGTGAACCAGAATATCAGCAACGGTTTCCAGGCGGCAGAGCTTTCCCGGTGCAATCAGCAGGCTGCCTTGATGCAGCAGCTTTTCCAGATGCAGATGGCAAATCAGGAGTGCTGCTGCGAAAACCGCGCCGCTATTCAGGGCGTGAACTACAATCTGGCTACCCAGAGCTGCGAAACCCGGAACACGGTACAGAACACCACCCGGGATATCATCGACGCTATGAACTGTGGTTTCCGCTCCATCGACCAGCGGCTTACCGCACAGGAGCTGGCGGCAAAGGATCAGAAAATCGCCGATCAGAATCAGCAGTTGTTCATGGCGCAGCTGGCGGCGAGCCAGAATGCCCAGAACCTGACGATCAAGGGCTATGTGGAGAACCAGTTCGCGTACTACAATCCCCGCCCGGTTCCCGCTTATCAGGTGCAGAATCCTAACTGCTGCTACGGTAACGGCTACGGCTGCGGCTGCGGAAACGTAGCGTAAGGAGGAAAGAGCATGGCGGTTGAACTTACTGCGAACGCTGTACAGGCCGTGGCGGCCGGACAGAACGTGCTGTTTACCGATACGCCGGTGAAATGCGGCCGGGGGTATGTTGTTCACCGTGACGGGGCTGGCCTTGTCACCCTGCGGGGCGTTTGTAGCGGATGTTCCCCAATCGCGCGGTATCGCGTGCTTTTCGTGGGAAATATCTCCGTGCCTACCGGTGGCACCGCCGGGGCTATCAGCGTAGCGCTGGCGCTGGGCGGTGAAGCGCTTCCCACCACTACGGCGACGGCAACCCCCGCCGCCGTGGGAGATGCATTCAACGTGGCGACTTCCGCGTTTGTGGATGTTCCCCGTGGGTGCTGCGTAGCGTTATCCGTGCGCAATGTCTCCGCACAGGCAATCGATGTTGCCAACGCCAATCTGATGATTGAGCGCGTGGCCTAGGAGGTGAAATTATGAAGCACTGGGAACAGCTGAGAGATACACTTTGCCGGGAACTGGACGAAATCGCCGAAAAAGGCGAACTGTCCGCCGGTGATCTGGAAACCGTGGACAAGCTGACGCACACCATGAAGAATCTGGACAAGATTATGATGGGTGAAGGATACAGCAGTGCCGGGGACTGGTACGCCATGGGCAACTATGGACGGGATGGCTATAGAGCCGATTACCGGGACGGCGTGAGCTATCGAGGCCGTAAACGCGATAGCATGGGGCGCTACAGCCGCGCAGACGCCAAGGAAGATATGGTGGATAAGCTGCGGCGTATGATTGATGAAGCGCCGGACAGCCGGACGCGAGAGGCTCTGGAAAAGGCCGTCCGTTGTATGGAGGATTAAAAAATGTTGGCAGAGCGGGATTTGCTGGAAACAATCGAAGAATGTAAAGCAGTGAAGCGCCCGACGGCGGCAACATGCCAGCTGATGGCCTCATGCTATACAATTCTAGATCATATGTTTCCGGAACATTCCCGCTCTGCTGATATTTCCCCCGTAAGCCTGTATTCCGCTGCTCCTGCACCGCAGAGTGATGAAATATCCGGGAGCGAGTTTGCAATTGCTGCAAATTCAGCGGGAATGAAACGGCTATTAGAAGTGATGGACGAACACATGGAGTGCATTCGGCTGATGTACCCCAAGGAATACGCGGCGATTATGCGGCGGCTCAGAGAATGA